GTAAAGCAGAGGACAGACTTCGAAAGGCAAATCCAGTTCGCCGCAAACTACCAGATGCAAGACGGTCTTTGCATCATGAAGACCTTCTTTGATTGGGAGAAGAAGAAGATTATCGACGAAGTTGTTCCATCGATCTTTTTCATTGTCCCGGCTGATTGTCATGATCTCCATGAATCCCCTTGGTGTGTGCATGTGATTCAGAAGTCAGTGGATTGGGTAAGGGAACGATTCAAGGAATCCTGCAAAGATAAGACACGGCTTGAAAAGTTATTAACAGGCTCGAAAGAGAAGGGTGACAGCGAGGCGCAAAACGATTCTGGCAGTCTTGAAAAGCATTCTTATGACAGAATGGGGATTTCTCGTTCTAAATCGTCAACTCGCACGATAACCCTTTGGGAACGGCATTTCCGTAAAGAAGGGAAGATGTTCATCAAATACATTTGTCCTGATGATCCGGGGTTACAGTTGGGAGATGCTTTCTCATATCCTTATGATTCCATGGTCAAGGTGGATCGGTATTGCTTCGAGTCGTCCAAGTTCGAAGAGTTAACCCCTCACTTCTACGATTCAAGAGGGATCACAGCCAAAGCAACCGAGTGGGAACATCTGATTACCGCAATGCTAAGAGCTTGGCTTAACTCGACTCAAATGTATTGCAGTCCTGTCTTCTATCCTCAAACACCTGATTCATTACCTTCTAACACTCAAAACCTAGATTGGGCGCCTGGCTCCATCCTTCCAGCTCCATTGGTCAAGGTCGACATGGGGAATCCGCCCGTTGAATTTCAGATGATCATGAATTTTGGGCGTGAAACCTTCGAACGCTGGACTTCTCAACCTGACTATGGTCTCGGCAAGGCTAACACATTGGGCGAAGCCAGAACAGCTACCGAGATCAAAGCCTTAGCGTTTCAGCAGTCTTTAAATACTGAATCCGATATCAATAACTGGAAGCTTTTCATTGGTCAGATCATGAAAAAGAAGTTCGGGTTACTCAATGAGTACAAGAATCAGATAACCGAATGGGATTACATGACTAAGGAAGGGTTTGAACAGTTCGATCCTAACTTCCTGACTCCAGACTATCATTTAGAAGTTAACGGTTCAGCTGACTCTCTTAACCGTGAATCACAACTCAATAACGCAATCGCTTTACTTAACTTAGGGTTGCAAGTCGCTCCTGCCGCACAGGGAGCCGTCAAGATTGTTGAACTCTTTAAGAATGTAGTGGAAAACGCTTACCCTGAGTCTGTAGAACGATTTATTGGGGTAGATGGTCAAGGTCAGGCTGAATCAGCTCGTGACGCTCTACAAGACATGACAAGTGCCATTGTTACAGGTCAGTTAGTCCCCACACAAAACGGTGATCCTCTCATCAAGTCGCAAGTCGCAATTCAAACCCTCCAAAAGCTCATGAGGTCAGGCCAGCAAGTGGACGCAGGAACACTGGGTCAAATCTCGCAATATCTCATTGCCGAACGGGACAAGCTCAAACAAACGAATAAACAGGGTTATCAGCAAATCACAATGATGATGGATCAATTAGATCAAGCCGCACACGCCGCCATGTTCCCTCAACAGCCTCCTCAAATCGCCGCTTAATGAATTTTATAAAACGTTATCTCGTAAGACTCGGGCTATCACTCGCAAACAAGGATGAAGTCATTTCTTGGTCTATGACGATGATTAAGGAACCTCTCGAAAGATATTTCGATGAAATCAAGTGGGACGCAGACGACGCCGTTGTCCTTAATGATTATCTCAAGAGCGAATCAGGCAAAAGATTCCTATCAGTTATTACAGAGAATAAGAACCGAGCTTTACAAGGGGTTCTATCAGCCAAAGATCCAGCAGAAGTGGAGAAGATCAAGGGACAAGCAACGGCATGGATTGCGCTTAGATCTAATCTTGAAGTTTTAAGGAAGCATAGGGAGATGACGCAAACTGACAAAATGTCACCTGAACAAATCGAAGCCGCATTCAGTCGGATTGTATCCAGCTCCATTCAAGTAACGAATTCGAATCATAGACAAAATTAATTTAATGATGAAAAAACTTATTGTCATTACGTGATTTGCTTAGTCTTAACTCTGGCTTTATCGGCTCGCACAATCCAAGAAACAACTACGATCGACGCAAGTCAAAGGAATCAGATTGAATCAAGCGGCGGCGGCTCTTCGTTCGACTCTACTCTAAGCTATAACTTTTCTGGGAATAACACATTCTCAGGGGTAAGCAATCTTCATACATCGCTTGAATACTTCACAACGAACGTATTCATTTATGGAACCTTAGGTCTTAATACAAATGGGGTAAATCCTGCCGGTGGTTATACGTATGTCATTAGACCGGCTCCATCCCAAACAAGCGGCGGGATTCTTGTAAAATCTCCCACAGGCGGCAATGCAATATTTCAAGCCTCTCTCGATTCGGGAGAGTTTTTCGGGACTGATTTTACAAGTGGCGCATGGCGATTTGATGGATCGGGCGGTTCTCTTTCGGAGGCTTACTTTCGTATCAATAACGGTATTATTCTAAGATTAGCTCAAACGTCTGTCACCCTAGGTGAAGGCTCCAACTCTCAACTCCTATTCAATGGAGCAACTCACACCATTGCACATACACCTCAAGTTAATACCGATGTATGGAAATGGGCTTCTGCTGGAGGAACCTTGACCAATGGAACCAGCTTAGTGGTTTTGAATACTCTGACCGTGAGTAACTTAGTCGTTCAAGGAAGCTCTACTTTGGACACCGGAACCAATGCAACGGCAACTATCCGCGTAAATGGTGGAGCGGGACAGCTTATTACCGCAGCAAACTATCTATTCGCTACCAATACAGAATCTTCGACAGCCTATGCCGTTAATACCATTTATACGAATGGCAACCAAAGGATGCTCTTTGATGCCAATTTGGTGTTTAACGCTAATTCCGCAGCTTTCTTTTACACGGTGTCAGGAAGCCAGACGAATATCTTTAGCCGCAAATTCTACGCGGCGGCTGGAACAAATAATATTACAGGCTTTGTGCAGCCCAACGGAACCTACGTGATATCAAACTACGTTGGAACCGTCACCCCATTACTCGGAGAATTTAACCGGATCTTACAATAATGAAACAAGCCTTCATCATTTTAGTTCTCCTTGGATGCTTCGCTGTCACGTTCATTTGCATCTCACAGGATAGCCAGCCCCGAAATGTTCCGCATGAATTGGAAACCTTAAAGTTTATTCCCGTTCCACAGAATGACTAAAGCTTTTACCATATTTTTATTCATGGTTGCTCTATCTGTTAACGCTCAAAACTCATTTCGAGGTGGAATGATTCAAGGAGTGGAAGCAGGCGATCCATTACCCAAACAAATGGGCGTCAAGGCATGGTGGGACGCCGGGTATGGGATTAACACGACAGCAGTAGGGAAAGTCCAAACATGGGCAGATTTAAGCGGGAACAATTGGGTTTTAAATAACTATTCTAACGCTGCTCCTACTACTAGTCGGTTTGCTCAACCTCCATTTACAAGATCTTTTTCAACCAATGGTTTTCCTAGCGTTGCCCTGATTTTGCCAACTAGCACCTCAAGGCCTACTCCATTGCAGCTTACGGGAGCGTTCCCTGAATCTCTTTCAGGAATGGATAAACCGCACACCATTATCTCTCTCCTTGCTCCTATTACGAACGCTTCTTCTACTTATGCTTTTGTTCTCCAAGATCTTAACGCAACGAATACAGGCTCAGGATTTAGATTTGGCATAACGACATTAAGAAGTGCTAATCAAATGCGAATTGAAACCGCAGGAGATACAAATCAAAGCCCGGTAACACGAATTACCTTCACCCATGGAATTGCCATCTCAAACTATTACTATGCTGGCCATGTTTATGATGGGGTGAACGGAAGGGCATGGGCAAATCTTTCTGCTAGCTCTTTAACAGCATATCCATCTCAAGGCAACACTACGGTAAGTTTATTAAGATTAAGCGGCACTGTTCAGACCAATAACACAACCACCGACTTAAACGGTCAAAACTATCTCACGATGATGATGTTCTTTGACTACGCCATGACTGGATCTCAATACACGAACACGATTAATTGGTACAACAATAACCGATACAGAGCTTTTTAATGATATGAAGAAATTACTTATTCTCTTAACCTTTTGCTTCGTAAGTGTATCTCAGGCTACGTCTTCCATTCAGTTACACGCCATTAAAGATGACAAAGGAACCCTTAAATCCTATCGAGTGATCACATGGAGTGGTCCAGACCAATCTATGGTTATTACTCCTTATACCATTTCCGAGGCTCAAACTAAATTCGGAGCATTACTCAATAAGACAACCGCTGGAACCTCTGGGACACCTGACAGGCTTATCCTGAATTATGACGATGCAGGCGGCCTTGTAAGCGCTGAATTTCAAGTTACGAGTGGATCTTTCGAGAGAGTGACAGTGAAAGGGGAAGCTATTCCCAATACCGCTAAA